TAGTCTATCTATATAAGGCAAAGTGGATTTAAGACTTGTCATTTCTTGTTCTTCTTCTTTTGTTAGTTTAGGAGGTTTATAGTTACATTTCATCTTCCTGTACCTCGCTTTTATTATCCCACCAATTAAATCCCTTATCTATTTCACCATATTGAAATTTTGTTTTAGGAATAAAGCTATCCTCATCATTTGGTCTATATGGATTATAGCGTACCTCATAGCCCAACGCTTTCATTTTTGGTATATCTTCGAATGCTACACCTATAAAAGACATATCTTTTGCCTTATCACCGTGTCCACAACAACACCCTGTTGTACGTATTCCTTGTTCCCACAGATCGAGAATTTCTCTGATAAGACATTTATCAATAGCCACATACCTAAACTCTTTTAAAGTTCCTGTTTTAAATGGTGGCATTATATTATAAGCACAATCATAAGTGCCAAAACCTATTTCATTACAAAACATTTGCTGCTACCTCTCTTTCAGGTGGTTCAGGTAGTGGCATCCAATGAGTAATTTTTCTATCTGAGGTTTCAACAAACCAACTATTTATACCAAATTTATTATCTTTCACCCTAAAATCACGTATTACACTGTAATAACTAAGGTTATCCTTGATAGCGATCAAATATGATCCATCTTTATCAGGTAATCTATCCTTAACGCTTATCCAATTACTCATTAGTGTCCTCCTCGTACAACATCGGAGTACCGTCTGTATTAAGTAAGACAGTTGCTTTGTAACCGCTTGTTGCATACATAACTTTTGTTTGTGTGTCATAGTAAATATTTAAATCACCATCGACCCCTCTATCTACTGTGCCACAGTATACCCACTCACATTTAATGAAGTTTTCTGGTTTTTCTTCTTCTGCACAGCCTACAAGACTCAGTAATCCAACTAAAATAAGAATTATTGCAATACATTTATTTTTCATGGTTATTTTCCTTTCTTATTTAAGAATAAATCCAACAACATCAGTATCTGTGTATATAACAAGATATTCTCTGCCTGATTTATCAGCTTTAACCTTGTTGTCAACACTTACACAGATATTTTGATAACCAACATCAAAATTTTCATCGGTTGGCATCTCAATATAGCCTGAAAGCTGAACAGCAGCGTAGCCGTTTCTTACATTCACAGCAACACCAATCATAGTGTCGCCATCTGTACACGCCGCAACCTTACCTGGGCTAACCATCTTAACTGGCGTACCCATATAAATATCTGTACCCTCACATTCAAGCGTTATAATATCTTCGTTTAAACCAGTAAAATTAAGTTTCATTGTCATCTTCCTTTTCTTTAGCTTCTTTTAATTGTTTATATTCTTCTACATATGTTCCAAGATAATAGATTCTCGACACCGTAACTATTCCTGTCACTATAAGACCAGTAAAGTATAGGAGCGACATTCCGTCTGTTGTGTAAAAGTAATAACACAGCACACAAAGCAATACAGCTCCTAAAGTGTTGCCTATCGACTCTATAAATACACCGAAACCATAATATAATAATTTAAAAAAATGTTTCATATCTAATCCTTTCTATTGTCTGTTCCACAGTTAGGGCAGAAGTTAAGTTTACCGCTATTATTCTTTATGGCTGTTCTTTCAACGATTGCACCACATTCCATACAAACATTACAAAAGCCGATTATGTCAGAATTCCATTCTCCGTGCTTACGCTTAAAATCTTTACACTTAATCTCTCTATCTATAATTGTGCTATATTCACATAAGCCATAATACAAACACTCTCTACAAGTAGCCATATTATTTGTCCTTTCTTTTAACTGTCATCAGCTTATAAAACCAATAAAATGGAACATAGGGGAGGAGTATGATATTAAAAAAGATAGTCACAACTATTACTCCAAACCAGTTAAGTGAATTATATTTCCAACGATTATGTATTGGGTTTAAACAAGCCAAGCCATAGTCGCTTTCTAACAACCCTATCATAGATAATAGTAGATAGACAGTTGCAGTTATAACAATCAAACATGCTAAAATATTATTCATTTTATTTATTTGCCGTCCTTTCTTTTTGACCTAAACTGATCTATATAACAATTCCTACAATGACTGCAAGGATATTGCTCATTACTTTTTGAAAAGTGTTCACACTCTTCACAGTTCCTAACTGCTTTCACATTAGAAACAGGAATCTCAAATAAGGCAGCCACCATACGTGTGCATACACTTCTTTCTTTACTATCTTCGGCATGCATCCTGATAGTGTTTAACTTATTAAAAGCATCTAAGCGGCTGATATATTCTTGGTCTGTCATAGTCAGATTATCTTTTACATACGTTGTATATTCCAACGTTTTAATGTCACAGAATCGTTCTACACTGCCTTTTGTTACAGTTTGCTCACTACTATTATCAATATCCATTACAAAATCAGCTCCTTATACTTATCAAGCATTTCCTTTAACTCAGGATTCTTCTCTGCCATCATCTCAAACATTGCGAGTTCCTGCATCTCTTTCATTTTCTTGTCCATATCTGCTTTAAGCTGTTTTGCTTGTTTACGTTTTTCTACACGTTCTTCGTATGACCACATGTCAAACTTAGAAATGATTTCTCGACCTTCATTGCAGTAGTCACGCATTGTTTGGGTAACATAAGCGTTAGGGATAATATCCGCCACTCTTGCAAGAGCAAAACCGTGATGTGCTGACTTGACTACTACATAATCATCAATACAAATGTTATCATCGTATAGTGCATAATGATACTCTTTATTGACATTTGCTCCTTCGATAAATTTAACCTTACATACTGTGTAATTTCCCATTAACATATTATTTTCTCCTTCATTTGTTTCAATATTATTTGTGTTATTGTCATCAAGTTTAAGATTTTTAGAATTGTAAGTCAATGTGCCCCACTTAGGTATTTCAACTGCAACTGTTATCACACGACCACTGCGGTAAAAATCATGAACTGTGCCTGTTAGACCAGTAGTTTTAAGCCCTTGCTTTATGACCTTAACCTTATCTCCTTTTTTAAATGCTTTAAATGCCATACGTAATTACCTCTTTATTAAGTTCTTATACATTATGTTCTTCAAATTATACCCTCATTATAGTAATTAATTTTGTATTGTCAAGATAATAAGAGTAAGTTTGTTAAATGTGCTAATAATGAGAGCTTGTTTTGAGTTAAGTTTTTGTGGAAGATGGATAAATAGTTAATCAGTTTCTTCTACCTCGTAATTAATTACTGCCTTATATGCTTCCTGAGGCATGTAGGGTTTATATAATTCCGCAAGTCTTTTTAGTTCGCCCTCTTTTGTTGATTTAAAAACTTTAAACGCTTCTTCAAATGTATCATAATTACCAATATGTGTGTCCTTACCTTTTAACGTAACTCTTACGTGATACTTTTGTTTTTCTTTATTGAATGTTATTCCAATAGGAAATTCTTTGTCAATTGTGCGTCTTTTAGGTGCAGCTCCGTTTATCCGTTGAGGAATTAATAAACATGTCTCTGGACCATAAGTTCTGCAATGCTTATTTTTAAAATCTTTATCCAACTCTACACGTCCCATACCCTCTGGTAACTCATAATAATTTTCGTTCCACCATTGTAGAAATGTTGAAAAATTGTGCCACCGTTCATCAACTACGCAATCTTCATACCACGGATGTCGCTGACAATTTTCGTTATAACATCTTTTCATCATACTACTCCATACTTCATATGGTTTTGCGTACTCATCAGACTTTGTGTAAACTGTTCTCATTCCCATATACCCTACCCCATAGAGGCTAGGAAAGAATGGATCTGAAATAGTTCCTCGCTCAAACAACTGATACTGAGTGTGTCTTACGATAAATCCATTATCAAACTGTACATCTATATCATTTGCTCCTCTATATGCAATAATAGTCATCTTTCTACCTTGACTATTCTCTCTTATTTCACCTACTCTTTCTTTAATAGGTGTTTTCTTTTTCTTAGGAATGGGATAATCAGGATGAAATAGTGTGTTTTGATTTATTTTTGTAACAGGAATGTGCTCGACAACAAGCCCATCCTCAAACTCAACATCAATATCTTTTCTATCTCTATATGTTATAACCGTATAATTCAATCCCTGCCTGTTGGTTGTTGTATATCCAACATTATATTTCTTGGCTTCTCCCATATTTTATGTCACTCCCATAGTTGTTATTTTCCTTCCTTTATTGTATCTTTTATTTTTTTAATATATTACCAAGGTAACTCTTTTTTCTTCTTTTCTTTAGGCACAAGTATCCCATTCTTTTCAATCCAAATGTTGCGATTTAAATCCGATTCCACTACGTACATTGCTTTACTGCCACGTCTGTTCTTCAACATCGAAATTACCGTCAGATGTTCATTTTTATCAAGTTCTACATCATGTATATTTCCATTTTTATCTTTTGTTCGTAAAACATAATCTCCATACATATCCTGTTTTAAATGTACTAACGCTAACATTTGATCAAACAAATGAAAAATATATGATGCACTAGCAATACTACTAGCATTAATATCTTCTGGTCTTGTCTGAAACACACTATTGTTCATTTGGGCCGACATTATGGCGGAACTTTTAAGGGTTTGATTCAACTCGCACAGCTTAGTGGTAGTTTGGACGAAGTCGCTCCATTTGGACATGTCCGACCCACTACTATGTTTTAATGTATCATAAAACCATACATCGGTTGAACGTGATAACACCATTTGCCTCACAAGTCTTTGAAGAGCCGCTTCTGAGTAATCTGCGCTCACATTTTTAAACATTAAAAGTGATTTCTTTTCTTCAAACCATTTAGCCGCATCCTTAACTCCGCGATATTCTGCAGACTCCTGTTCAAGTCTTTGTTTGAATTGTTCTATGGTTTCAGTAAAGTTGCCGCTACTGTCTGTTTTGCGATAAATGATATTGCCATAAGAGTCTTTGTATGCACCTGTTTTAAAGCGTTTTTCTTCTATAGCAAGCTGGTTGCCATGTAGTTTTTGAATTAATGGGCTGTTAAATATAACTGAAAGTCCAGCATTACGCATACTTTCAAAACTCATCTCATTCGCGATGAAAGCAACACGAATATTATTA